ACTGGTTAGATTTTTTTTGTAGTAGGAGTACAAGATACAGTTGCTCCAGTTAAAGACAAATAACCGAATAGATAATCACATTAACAAGGAGAAACAATCATGTTTGTAAGGAAACGTGGTTATGGTATACACAATGCATGAAATTGTAAAAAAATAAAACCTTATCCAAAGGAACAATTACTATGCAACTCTCAAAACATTTCAAATTAGAAGAATTTACTAAATCGCAAGTAGCGACTAGAAAAGGAATTAAAAACCAACCCAATTCAGGAGATATTAAAAACCTTACCGATTTATGCTATGGGGTTTTAGAAAAAGCTAGGGTTAAGTTTGATAAGCCGATTGTTATCAGTTCAGGATTCCGTATTTTAGAATTAAATCGTGCCATTGGCAGTGGAGATTCCTCACAACATACAAAAGGAATGGCGGCTGATATAGAAATAGCTGGAGTTCCAAATATTAAACTTGCCTATTGGATTCAAGCCAACTGTGATTTTGACCAGCTTATTTTAGAACATTATAAACCTGAAGAAGATAATCATGGATGGGTTCATGTAAGTTTTTGCGAAAACTCCAATAGGAATCAGGTTTTAACCTTTGATGGAAAGAAATTTGATAATGGATTGCCTGACATGAAATGGGAAAAAGGAATAGTTGTTGAATAAAAAACTTGCGAAAAAATGACAAAGGAATTACGGTATTAAAATAAGAAAGAAAAAATAATGGCTACACAAACAATGAACAGGGAAGCAATCATTCGAATTGAGGGAAAGATAAAACTTCTTCAAAAGGATATTAGTGTGCTTCGTGATAACCACATAAAACATTTGGCTTGTCGAGTTGGAAGAATGGAAAAAGTTATGTGGAGTGTTTGTTTGATTGCCGCTTCCCATTTGTTGTTCGCAGTATTGCAATAGTTGTATTTTTGAGATACATGTTTTTATATGTATCGTTCAATTTTAGTAATTTCAGACCTACATATTCCTTATCATCACAAAGACAGTTTTACATTTTTAAAAGAAATTAAAAAAGAATTCAAACCTGACTTCATTTTAAACATTGGCGATCTATTGGATTTCCATGCAATCAATCTTCATACCCATGATCCCGATTTATATTCGGCTGGTCATGAATTAAGTGAATCTATTAAACACATTAAAGAACTAGAATCTATTTTTCCTAAAATGGTTGAGGTCGAATCCAATCACTCTAGTTTGGTTTATAGACGTGCCTTAAAATATGGAATGAGTAGATCGTTCTTAAAAGATTATGGAGAATTTTTAGGAACAAAGAAATGGAAATGGGTTGATGATCTAACCCTTAAAATGAGCAATAAACAGAAGTGTTTTTTTACACATGGAAGAAGTGCTGATATATTAAAGGTTTCTCAAACAATGGGTATGTCAGCAGTACAAGGCCATTATCATACCAAATTCTTAATAAGCTACTGGGCTAATCCGAACAACTTATTCTTTGCCATGAATGTTGGATGCTTGGCGGCACAAAAGCACATGGCCTTTGCTTATGCAAAGAATTTTAGAACAAGATTTATTATGGGTTCTGCTATTATTTTAAACGGTATTCCTAGATTGCTTCCTATGGTATTAAATAAACATGGAAATTGGATTAGAGATATAGTATGAACAAAAATGGTACTTTAAACGAACATAGAGGCACAGAGAGTGCTTTGGAAGAACAAAGTGGAGGAAACCATTATACAAAGCTTAAAATACAGCCGATTGAATACATAGTGGCCAATAAGCTTAATTTTATAGATGGAAATATTGTAAAATATGCAACGAGAAGAAAAGATGGCGAAACAGATAAAGAACGATATGATAAGATTATTCATTATGCCAAGCTGGGAAAGGAATTAAAATAATGTGGTTGAATTTATTAGGATTAGGGATTAAGACTGGTGCAAAAATTTACGCAAACAATAAAGCTACCAAAGTTTTAGAATCAGAAGCAAAAAGAAAACATTATGAAAAAATGGCTAGTGGAGAAATTGAATATAAAGGTCAAATCCTTAATTCACAAGACAAAGGATTTAAAGATGAATTTGTCCTTATTCTTGTCAGTTTGCCTATCGTTCTACTGGGTTATTCTGTTTTCTCTGACTCTCCTGACATTCGTGAACGAATAGATTTATTTTTTGAATATTTTAAAAATCTTCCACTCTGGTATCAGCTTTTATTTGTAGGAATTTGCAGTGCAATTTATGGACTTCGTGGTGCTGATATAATGAAAAGGAAATAACAATGTTAGGATTAGAAACAATATTTAAAAAAAAAGAATCAAAATTCAAACCTGAAATAGATGCGGTTATTACACAATTGGAAATTGCTATGGAAAGTATACATAGTCCTCTTGGTCATTTTTTGAGTTTAGTTTTTATAGATGAAAAACCATCTTTCCCAAAAGTTAATGAATGGATAGTGAGATTAAATAACCATGCTGAATTTCAGGTGGTTGGTCATAGTTATTCCTACAAAGAAATTACCAACAAAACAGATATAAAAGGTTTAGAAGTTACTAAACATTAAATATGTTAATCCCAGCAATAAACCCAAAAGACCTAAACCAAATAAAAACATCATAACCCTTGTCAATTCTTTTTGATTTTCCAATCTTTCGTATTTACCTTTGTTGTTAAGATATAAATAGTTCATATTTTATTTTACCACGAGGGAGGCTAGAACGAATCTCCTTGTTAATTTATGCCTCCCAAGTGGATTCCGAAAGGTCGCTAGACCGGTACGGAATTCTGTTACCACAAGGGCGACTACAACATATAGGTGATCCTCCGTTTAATAAATGTCGCCCTCATGGATTCCGAAAGACTTACTCAGCCGATACGGAATTCTGTTATTTCCAGTGAAATTTCCACTGACCAAAAACTTTCTCAAGTTTATAAAGAACATTTAACCCAATAGGTTCTAAATTTTCTATTTTATTACAAGTTCTTCGGCTTATACCTAAATATTTTGAAAATTCTTTTTGATCCATTTTTAATTTATTTCTTACTTTTAAGAAATCTTTAGGATTTAAGTAATATTTAAACAATGTTGATTCTTTAGGATTTATATAATTCTTAATTTCTGTTTGCATAAACATATACGAACCATTGTATTTAAAACCAATTTTTTCTAAATTCATATTATCCTCCTTGCTTACCCGCAAGTTTCGTTTGGATATTTAATTCTGTTTGCCTCATGCTTGAATATCTCTCCAAATTAAAGTAGTGCATTTTGGCTTTTAACTTTTCTTTTACTGCACTTGCATATTGATTAACTATATTTTTATAATCGGGATTATTCCTTGCTTTGTTGTCAGCTTTTTTATCGGTCAGCTTATCAACACTGTTAGCCTGTTCTTGATTAATAAGATTTCCAAGTATGGCTTTCTTGCCCTCCTCTAAAATGATTTCTTTTTCTTCACATTCAGCCCACTTGTTACTTGCTTCTTCCATGAGCTGATAGGCTTTACCGGCATTAAGTTCATCGAGTTTTAAGATTGGCATTTTATCCTTTCTTTATATGGTTTATAAAATTTACTATTTTTATTTTTAATGGAATAAATCCCATTGTTCTTGTGCAAACTAAAATACGCAAGATGGAGTCCAAGTTGATTGTATGAATTTTCATTTAACATTCTTGCGATTACAAAATCTTTTAAAAGTATTTTTGTTTCCAAATCGGTAATTTTGGTTTGTGATTTTAGGTCAATGCTTGTGAATTCTTTAATTTGTCTTAATGCTTTTTTTTTATTAAACATATTATCTCCTATGGATAGTTTAACATTTCCTTTTCTTCTTTTTTCATATCAGAAATAGTTTGTTCAAGCCCTGTGATTTTAAGATTAAGTTCCCCATTATATTTTTGATGGGCTTCGTGCATTTCATCCTTTCTTTTTATCTCAAAATACAAGGCTTGATTCTCCTCATTTTTTAAATCGAGTTCTTTTCTGACTTTTTCCAACTCGTTTTTTAACCAAGTGGTTTGATCGGTCATAATTAGAAAGGAATCGGATCATCAAATTCCTCCTCTTCTTCTTTTACAATAGGTTGGTTGGTTTGTATAGGTGGTGCTTTAGCTTCTATTGTATGAGTATCAACTGTTTGCGTGGGTTGAGGTTGGGGTTGCACAGGCGGAACTTGTATCTTTTTCATTCCATCTATTGCACCTGATTTATAGGGCCTTACCATATAAAGATTAAACACTTGTTCTGTGTCTTGACCATATTTAGTTTCTTTTGCTTCTTGTATTTTACTACCCCATTTTAACACATACCCAGCCCTTACATAAGCTTGTACTTCAGGTGTTTTATACCAATTCATTACTTCCGATAATCCATAGAGTTTGCTGGTCAGACTACACATGAATTTAGCTTTAGTAGATGGTGCTTGGTATTCAAAACTAGGACTCTTTTTACCAGTTTCGTATAACTTTAATTGTAGCCCACAAAAGGGCATATCATATTTATTATTTACCATTTTTTTTACTCCTTAATTGATTATACTCGACTTGCCTTTTTTTAAAATCTTCCTCGACTCTATTCAAATACTTACAAGCTTTAAATGCTTTTAAATATTTAGGACTCATTTTAAAATATCTTAAACTTACATCTTTTGCTTCTTCTTTAGGAACATTTAAAACAGCGATATAATCTATTTTATGTTCTGATGAATCCTCGCAAAGTTTTCTGTAAGTTTCTAATTGAATTGGCATATCAAAATAAAAGTCTTTTGATGTTTTAATATCCAATATTCCCTTTTTACCTTTCC